ATGTTATAACAACATCAGATGTTTTAAAATATCAACCTGATGCTTTTGATTTTGGTATATCCACAACAGCTACTGAAACTACAAATTTTTTAGCACAAACTACTAATGATATTTTAAGAGCATTAAGAGTCGAGTGGTGGCCTGTATATAAAACAAATATATTCACAGATATTACAGTTTTAAACACAGCAGAAATGGTTAATACAAAAGTTAATTTAGATCAGTTTGAAAGGGCTGGTGTTTATCTATTTCTTGGCAGATTCTATTTACCAGCATTGACTAAATTTAGACCAGAAACAGAAAAAGACAGATTTGAAAGAATGCAAGAATATTACATGGGTCAATATAATATCGAATGGAGAATGATATTAGAAGATGGTGTAGAATATGATGTAGATGCAGATGGAACTATTGTATCTAATGAGAGAGAGCCTTTACATGGATTTAGAAGATTGACTAGATAATGGCTGTCGATTTAAAGATTAAATCTAACTCAAAACAAGTATCTAAAAAATTTAAAAAGTTTCAATCTGTATTACCTAGAATTATTGATAAAGGTGTTAAACAAGCTGGATTTCAATTAATAGATATTATTAGAACTAAAACTAAAAAAGGTATTAATTTTAAAGATGGTGCATTTGCACCATACTCACAAGGTTATTTAAAAAAATTAAATAGAGAGGGTAAATCAACAAATGTAGATTTATTTTATTCTGGTAGAATGTTAGGTAGTTTAACAAGTAAAAAAACAGGAAAACACAAAGTATCATTAGGTTTTAGTAATGCACAAATGCTACAAAGAGCATTATTTAACCAAGTGTTGAATGACCCTAAAAGAGAATTTTTTGGCTTTAACAATAGAACAGAAAAGATTATAAGTAAATCATTCAACCGATTTGTAGAAAAAGAATTAAGAAAGTTTAGAATATGAGTGTAAGAGAAAACATAGCATCTAATTTATTGTCAGTTATATCAGCAATATCTAGCCCAGATATTATTAAAGCAACTAGACAACCTTTTTTATTAGACGAGTTATCAGATAAACAATATCCAGCAGTAATAGTACAAACATCAGAAGAAAATAGAGATGATTCGGAATTAGGAAGTGGTGCTAAAACAAGACATGGAACTATTGATTTTGTAGTATTAGGATTTGTTAAAGGTGCAGAAGCTAATATTGATACTAAAAGAAATGAATTAATAACAGCTATTGAAACTGCATTAGAAACTGATATTACTCGATCAGGTAACGCACTTGATACTGAAGTCGTACAAGTAGAAACTGATGAGGGTAGCTTATTTCCTGTTGGTGGAATAAGAATGACTATTAGATGTATGTATGAGTATCAAGCTGGAACACCATAGGAGATAATATGACAACTAAAATTATAAATAGAATAGAAAAGAAAATAGACCAAATAGAAAAAATGCACGATAAAGAGTCTATGTTATGTGAAGAAGTAAAAGACTTATTAGCTGAATTAAAAGAAAACCAAGAAGAAGATAGTCAAGATTGGGAAGAAGATTTAGATGATGAAGAATTTGAAGATGAAGAAGATATTGACGAGGAACAAGAAAACTAATAAAAGGACTTATGGCTAAAGACATTAAATTATATAAAGGTAATTCAGAGATAGTTATTAATGAATCTAATCTTGAACATTTTTTAAGTTTAGGCTATAAGGAACAAAAACAAGAACAACAATCAAAAAGTAAAAAGGACAAAAAATGGCAACACATCACGGAAAAGAAGGAGTTGTAACAGTTGGTGGAACTGGTGTTGGGGAACTAACAGGGTTTACACTAGAAACAACTGGAGATGTAGTAGAAGACACAGCTTTAACAGATGCAACTAAATCTTTTGTTGCTGGTAGAACTTCATTCTCTGGTACTTTAGAAATGCACTTTGACGAAACAGATAGCCCACAAACAAGTTTAGTAGCTGGTGCTTCACTCGCTTTTATTTTATTACCAGAGGGTAATGCAAGTGGCGACAGAAGTTTTACTGGAACAGGAATTGTTACAGGAATGTCTGTAAATAACTCAATGGACGCAATTATCTCTAGAACTGTTACTTTTCAAGGAACTGGTGCATTAACAATAGGAACTGTATAATCCTAATTTATGTCAGTTATTGATAGAGTAAAGACTCATTTCGAAACTCTTAAAACTATCACTATTGAAGTTAGTGAGTGGAAAGATGAGCATGGTAATTCGAGTATATTTTATTCTGAACCACTTACCCTTGAAGAAAAAAACATAATCTTTAAGAAGTCTAGTAACTTTCAAGACTTAACTGTTCTTGTTGATTTGCTTATAATGAAACTCCAAGTTAAGAATGACAAAGGAGAAATGATTAAAGCATTTAGCCCAGAAGATAAATTTGCATTAAGAAAAAAAGCAGATTCAAATGTTATATCTACTATTGCCAATCAGATACTTGCAGACACTAATTACGAGGAAGCCGAAAAAAAGTAGATAGCGACCCTGACATCAGGTCGCTTTTAGTCATCGCAGAGAGATTACACCTTACAATACAACAAGTTCTTGATATGCCTGTTAGCCATTATAATCTTTGGTTAGCATACTTGAAAAAAGAGCAAGATGAGTATAAAACCAAACAACAACTGGCAGAAGCAAGGAAATATAAATAATGGCAAATTCAAAATTATTCATAGACATAGTAGCACGAGATAAAGCTACAAGAGCATTAACAGGATTACGAGGTGGTTTAGCAAAAGTAAGAGGTGCTGTATTTAATTTGCAAAATGCTTTTATTGGTTTAGGTGCTGGATTAGCAATAAGAAATTTAGTTAATACAGGAAAAGAAATAGAAAATTTAAGAACAAGATTAAAATTTTTACTTAAAGATACAAACGAGGGTGCAAAAGCATTTGAAAATATGTCTGCCTTTGCATCAAAAGTACCTTTTTCACTAGAAGAAATATCAAGAGGTTCTGGTATATTAGCAACTATAACAGACAATGCTGACGATCTACAAAAAATGTTAGAAATTACTGGTAATGTTGCTGCTGTTACAGGATTAGATTTTAGAACAACAGCAGAACAAATACAAAGATCATTTAGTGCTGGTATAGGTGCAGCAGATTTATTTAGAGAAAAAGGTGTTAGAAATATGCTTGGATTCCAAGCTGGTGCAACAGTTTCTATTGAAGCAACAGCACAAGCATTTGAAAGAGTATTTGGTAAAGAGGGTAGATTTGGAAAAGCCACAGATGAATTAGCAAAAACATTAGAGGGAACTTTATCAATGATTGGAGATAAAGCATTTAATTTTAAAAAAACTTTATTAGATGCTGGTTTTTTTGCACAATTAAAAAGACAGTTTGGAGATTTAGATAAATTTTTAGTAAAAAATTCAGAAAGTTTAGAAAGATTAGCAGTAGGGTTTGGAACAGTATTAGCAAAAGGTGTAGAAAAATTAATAGATTTATTTAAATTTTTAAAAAAAAATATAGATGGTATAATTACTGCTTTTAAAATTTTAATAGCAGTAAAAATTATTGCATTTTTTATTACTTTAGCAAAAGCTATTGTTCCTGTACTTGCTTTATTAAGAGGTATAGCAGCACTATCAGGAGTTGGTTTAACTTTAGTTGCAGCTTCAGTTGCAGCAACTGTACTTACATTTAAAGAATTAAACCATCAAATAGATAAAACTATTAATGGTTTATCAGAAGCAATAGACAAAAATATTTCTATGAGAAATACTGCTAGAGAAAATGCTATTTTAATGAGAAGATATAAAGAAGAAGTAGAAGAAGTAGATGGATTTTTATATAACGCATCAAGTGAATTAGGTATTAGAATTCCAACTGCTACTGAAAAAGCTATTGCTAAATTTAAAGAACTTAATAATGGTGCATTAGAAAATATTAAAAAGAAAAAAGAAAATATTAGAATGATAATTGCAGAGGGTATTAATGATGGTATTACAACAATGTCACAAGCACTATCAAAATCATTAATATTTGGAGAAAAATTATCTGACACTTTAAGAAATATGGCATTAAATGTTTTAGCAAAAATTACTGCAATATTAATTGAACAGATAGCAAGACAATCAATACAGATTGCTATGGAACACGCACAAACTGTTGAACTATTAAAAAAATTATCTATTGAAAAACTTATTACAGATGAAAAAAGAAAACAACAATCAGCTAGTTCTGGTGGTAGCGATAATATGGGAAGTTCATTAGTACGAATGGCAACTTCTTTTTTAGGTTTTGCTAAAGGTGGTGCAGTATCAAAAGGACAACCAGTTGTAGTTGGAGAACGAGGTGCAGAATTATTTATTCCAAATCAAACAGGACAAATAACACAAGCTGCTAGAGGAACTGGTGGTGGACAAACAACAGTTAATTTTAATATTAATACTTTAGACGCAAGTGGTTTTGATGATCTGTTAGTAAGAAACAGAGGAACTATTACACAAATAATTAATAACGCAGTAAATGAAAGAGGGAGTAGAAATCTAATATAATGTCTGGTGCTTTTCCAATATCATCTGCTAAATTTGAAACTTTAGGAATAAAGTCTATTCAAAATACTATTATATCTAAATCTGTATCTGGTAAGAAACTTGCAAGACAAATTGACAATCAAAGATTTGGATTTACAGTTAGAATAGTTACAGGAACTAGATCAGATGTTTATGGAGAGTTAATGGCTTTTATAATAAAACAAAGATCAGGCAAAGAAAATTTTACAATAATCCCACCAGAAATTGAAGATGCAAGAGGTAATGAAACAGGAACAGTTTTAGTAAATGGAGTTCACGCAGTAGGAGATACAACAATTGCTATGGACGCACACCATAACGATAATCCACACGCATTTAAAGCTGGAGATTTTATTAAGTTTGCAAGTCATTCAAAAGTTTATATGGTAGTTGCAGATGTTCAAGCATCTAGTAATGCTTCAACAGTTACAATAGAACCACCTTTAATTACAGCACTTGCAGATAATTCAGTTGTTACTTATGATAATGTTCCTTTTACAGTACATTTAACAAATGATGTTCAAGAATTTGGTGCAGTAGGTACAGCTAAAGATGGTGCGTTTTTATACCAATTTGAGTTTGATGTAGAAGAATCTTTATAGTGAAAAAATATAAAATAACCCACAAGATAACTGCCGATTTTATTGCCGAAGCTATTGTTAATGAAGATGAAATTGATAGTAATATTAATGATCTAAAAGAGTATAAGAAACCTAATAGCAAATTTGATTATACTATGTTAAAAGGTTCAGAAAGTGTAACACAAACAAATTACGAGGAATATGACGAGAAGTCTGACAACAGCAGTAAAGAACGAATTAGCAACAAATGATATTCGACCAGTACATCTTATCACTATTAGNTTTGGTACTCCTGTTAATATCACAGATTGTTCATTTCCATTAACATCATCAGTATCAGGCTCATCAGTTACATACNCNGCNAGTGATTTTATACTAGGTATATCTAATCATACAGAAGAAACAGATATTACTAAATCAAGTGTAAGTATTAGTTTATCAGGTGCAGATCAAACATTTATCTCAACAGTATTAAATGAAAATGTAGTTAATGATGGTGTAGATATTTATAGAGGTTTTTTAAATGATTCAAATTCATTAATAGCTGACCCATTTTTATTATATCGAGGAAAAATAGATAGTTATGATATTTCAGAGGGAGATAAAGAAAGTATAGTTGGATTATCAATAGTTTCAACTTGGGCAGATTTTGAAAAAAAAAATGGTCGTAAAACAAACAATACATCTCAACAAAGATTCTTTAGTACAGATGTAGGTATGGACTTTGCATCACAAACAGTTCAAGACATTAAGTGGGGTAGAGCATAATGGGTTTAAAAAAATT